AATGCCTACGTTGCCGCCAGATGTTATATTTAGTCTGGAATTGCCATTGGTAATGAAGTTCATACCGTGATTAGTTGTTGTTCCAACATAGGCGGTAGAATAGGCAGAAAGTGGGTTTACACCAAAGGTAACTGTGCCGTCTGATATTTCAGTTTTGTAGGAAGGCGAACTCGTCCCAATGCCTACGTTACCACTTGTAATATTTAGGCCGCCTGTCATAGTATCGCCAGCTACTTGAACAAAACGAGCATCAGACTGTGCTTCAGTGTAGTGATCTGCCAGTACAAACGTACCGTAAGCTACAATGTCTACTACATCATTTACCGCTGCACCTGTTGTAAGTGTAATGCTTGTACCATTGGTGGCGGTAAAGTCTGTACCAGCTACAAGTTTAACACCGTTGAGGTACACATCTACATAGCCAGTATCATAGGTAGCAGCAAAGACTGTCTGACCTGCGGTGGCAGTGTAAGTATTACGATCAGATGTACCATTGACTGACGAACCAGCAGCTTGCCATCCACCAGAACTGTAGACGTACATAATGTTAGTAGTATTGTTGAAGTACAAAGCACCAACTATAAGTGCATCACCGTCATTGTCTACTGTAGGTGCTGTAGCTTTAGCACCAAGGTAACGATCATCAAAGCTATCATACGATGCGGCTGCATTAGCTTCACTTGTAGCTGCTGCACTGGCTGAGTTACTTGCGTTAGTTTCACTGGTAGCTGCATTGCTTTCAGATGTAGCAGCGGCAGCGGCACTGGCAGCAGCAGCAGTAGCTGAACCAAGAATACCATCTACATATGTCTTAGAGGTAGCATCATTAGCATCTGTAGGTGCAGCAAGACCTGTAACTTTGTTGGAACCCATTGCAAGGTTACCAGACATAGTATCACCAGATTTAGCTACACGAGTATCACGCTGTGTGTCTGTGTACGCTTTAGTAGCTACGTCCTGTGCCGCTGTAGGATCACCTGCACCAGTAATCTTATTGGTAGACATGGCAATAGCACCAGTCATTGTACCACCAGCAAGAGGAAGCTTAGTGGCAATGCTGTCAGTTACTGTAGTGCTAAAGTCTGCGTCATCACCTAATGCTGCAGCAAGCTCATTCAGAGTATCAAGTGTACCCGGTGCTGAATCTACAAGGTTGGATACCTGTGTGTCTACATAACCTTTAGTGGCTGCATCATTAGTATTAGTAGGTGAGGTAAGGTTAGTAATGGTAGCGGTAGTACCAGCATTCATGTTCAACGTACCGTCAATAGTCACGTTGTTAAATGTGGATGTACCTGCAGAAGTTACGTTACCTGTCAGATCACCTGTAACATTCCCAGTGATTGCACCTGTTACGTTACCAGTGACGTTACCCGTTACATTACCTGTGAGGTTACCTGTGAGGCCACCAGAGGCTGATACAGTAGTGAAAGCACCAGAGGATGCACTGGAGGCACCAATGGCTGTACCGTCAATAGAACCGCCGTTAACATCTACTGTAGCAAACGTACCCTGACCAGATGTAGACAAAGTAGTGAAGCTACCAGCGGCAGTACCTACAGCACCGATTACAGTACCGTCAATGTTACCGCCATTAATGTCTACAGTATTAAGTGTAGCTTGTCCTGTAGATTGAAGTGTAGTGAACTTACCTGTTGTGTGGCTAGTAGCACCGATAGTAGCACCATCAATAGTACCACCATTAATGTCAGCAGTAGCTGCAGTCAGGCTTGTGTTAGCGTTGAGTGTTGTGAATGTACCAGCGGCAGGAGTTGCACTACCAATTACAGAGTTATCAATAGTACCGGAGTTAATGTCACCAGATGTAATAACTGTAGTACCTGTGGCAGCAAGGTCAACAGCATCAATATCTGCAAATGTAGATGTACCTGTAGAAGTAACATCACCAGTCAGATCACCAGTAATGTCACCTGTAATATTACCTGTCAAGTTACCTGTGATGTTAGCTACGACACCAGCAGGAGCAGTAATAACACCAGTTACATTCAGTGTACCTGCTACTGTAGCATTTTCATGAACAGCCAGTGTATCAATATAACCAATACCGTCAATGTACAAGTCTTTAAACTCAGCACCTGTGGCACCAAGGTCAATGTCATTATCTGTGATAGGGCGAATAACACCGTCACGTATACTAATCTGTTGTACTGGAACACTAGAAACTTCAACGTAGAAGTCTACCGTGTTAGCACCTGTATTTATCTGTACTTTATTATTAGCATCAAGGTCAGCAATAAGGGGTACATATTCACCCTCACCTGTTGTACCGTCATGCTTGTGACCACCCGATGCAGCAAAGGCATCACGTAGAGCATTATACTCTGCGTTGATAGGAGCAGCACGTACCGTTGCTGTAGGGATGATGTCTGCTGTAGATTGTCTTATGTAACCTGCCACGGTTTATCTCCTGTCTGCTGTACCATATGTAATGGTAATAGCTTGAATAGTATGACTTGCACTCTGGTTGTTAGTAACGTAACTAATTGAAACAGAGTTACCTGAGCCAGACACGTTAGTTAGTTTTTTAGGTGAGGGGTTACCATCGTATATGTCACCAGCGTCATAAATTGCAGTTCCAAATAAAGCAGCTGCACCTTCTGTAGAGAAGTCGTAAGAAGCCGGGTTACTTGTATTAACATCATCATAGTCATATGACACGCCAACAAAAACCTCTGTATTACCTTCTGACTTCATGTAAGTATGGAGGTTCATTATGTTCTTACGTACTTCAGGGTCTTCCATGTAGTAGTAAGGGGTTTGATACAAGCTAAAGATGTCTTCACCCGCAAAGGATTGACCACGTTCTTGACGATACACCTTGCCGGAACCGTCTCCGTGTATTACGTGTTCAAATTGTCCTATGTAACCAGACGCAACGCAGTTAGCTTCAATACCAATAAGCTGACTGTACTCAAATATACTCTGCTTGTTAGCTGATTTACGTATAGCTCCAATAAGAGACAAAGAACTTTCATTCTTAAAGAAGAACCTAAACTGTGACTTCTTACGAATAACTACAATACTAACATCTGTAATGAGTTCAGACAAGTAGTAGTTGTCAAAGATGTCTTGAATCTCTTTAGATACAGGAGCAAGTTCAACGTCACCAATACGATCAGTAGCAGAAATAGGGCGAATACCATCTGGACCTAAGAATAAAAGGTCACCACCAAACTCTACCACAGAATCCGGTGCAACACAACCCAAGTTAGATGTTACACTTTGTAATGTAAAGTTAGAAGTATTATTACCTACTAACTTTTTAATATTATTAGCACCAAAGATATACAATTCATTACGGAACTTTTTAATAGCTGTAATGTTGTAACCTACGTTAATAATACCTGAACCATTAGCAGGACTAAAGTCTGTAGCGTCTAACGGTGCACTAAAGTACAGGTTGTAAGGGTCTGTAGTGTCACCAGCTAAGAATATATGTGAAGCAAACTCTTCAGCAAACTTTGGACTATTAGGTGCATTAGTATGTGTGATCTGTGTATAGGTAGTACCATCATATGTAGATGCAGGGTTCTGCCCATCGGTAAGTAACATTACCTCGCCTGACCAGTTATAATTCACAAACCTAACACGATCTACATTTGTCATGTCAGGGGAGCCAGATGTAGTTACAGCGTCCCATGCACTTGTAGTAGTATTCCACTTATGCAGGTAGTTATAACCAGAAATAGGTTTTCTGCAAGCAAAGATACCATCATGTATGTTACCATTTACGTTAACACCAATTACAGCGCCCGTGCCTGCAACTGTACCGTAGTCATTTTGAAACCCACTAATACGGCGATAACCACCAGACAAAGCAGGCTCGTAATTAATCATACGAATTGCACTACCGCTAAGTGCTGCCGCCTGTGTTAAAGGGTCTACGTTAGTAACCAACCCACCCGCACAAACTGTAACGTGTGTACTAAGCCTATCCATTTAGAAGCCACTTTTTTGTGTGCCACCAAAACCGGAGCTTTGTGTGAGTGCAGTAGAGTATAGCTGTGTTGGGCTATCAACTACAAGTCGCCGCATTGCCTTTATACCAATGTTAAATTTTTGTTGGTGCATAGCTGCAGACTGTTCATTAGAGCGGAAACGCATCATGTACATCATAGCACCATCAATAATAACATGCTTAAAGCGAGTAGGTATTACGCATACATCATCTGCAAGAATTAAATCTTCAGGATACTTCCAATAATGATACTCTACAGTATACGTTTTATCGGGTACTGGTGTAATACCAAATTTATCTTCTTGAGTTTTGTATACGTGTGTAGGTTTAGTGTAACCACTAACACCACTGCTATCATCTTTTGGACGATACATACGTAAATACATTTCATATGTTACTGCAGGTAGTACGGCAGGTTCCGAACCCTCAAAAGGTTTAATGTAGAAAGTTTCCCAATCTGCTTTTGAGTAATTATCTGGAAAATCATAAGAACTAACACCCACAGTTAGTTCCTGATTATACGTGACTAGTGTAAAAGGCCACTCTTGTGCCTCTTGCAGTATCTCACGTACCGCAGAGTTGATAGCGTCTTTAGCTGTAGCTTGAACATTACGAACACTATCAAAGTCAGAAGCATTGATAGTTACCTCGTTTAATCTACGAAGTAGTTCGTTTACAAGTGTAATGTATGTAGCCATTAGTTATGCGCCAATCTATAAATACAGGTAAGGGGCCAGCATATAGCCAGCCCCCACACTTTAGTTTGTTTAAGCCAAGTTGTACTTAGCTGTGACAAGACCTTCTGGACGAAGAATCTTGCGCCCATAGAGATGCATACCACGAACAATGTCAGCAAAGCTGTCTGGATCACGGTATGTTTCTGTCTTGTTGATCTGCTCGGCAGTTGCAACGGAAGAGTCATGACCAGCTACGATAACACCGTAGTTAGTAGACTGTGCTGCAGTACCTGTAGTAGATGCACCAGTACCGACAGATGGCAAGTTGTTTGAAACATGTACACGGAAACCGTGGAAGTTGTTCAACACCAGACCATTTTGCAGGCCGTTACCACCGAAGTCTGCATTCAAAAGACGTGAGTCTTCATCACGGAGGACTTCCATCATCACGGGATCAACAACGATCCAGCGACCTTG